CACGCTTGGCCATTTGGTTCACAGTTTTGCGAGCTTGGTCCACGCTCATTTTTTGATCTCCAGCCTGTGGTGTCTGAGATCCTTTCCAAATGATTTCACCATTTTGGATAGAGTCAATGATGTTGTTCAGCGGCGGCTGTACTGACAGTGTTTCCAGTCGCTCTGGAGTCATGTTGATGCCGTTTTCATGAGCAAGACTCACAAAGGCATCCACGCTCATGGGTTTAACTGCATCAGTATCCTGTGCTCGCTTGAGCAAAAACTGGCCTATGGCGGCCAGTTTTGTTGTGTCTGGATCCTGGAACTCTCGGATCAACATATTATCTACGCTCGCGGCCCAGTGCCTTGGCTGGCGGAAGTTCTTCGTCATCTTCTGGTGGAAGATTGGCGTCTAGGTCTAAATCTGCAGACATGTCTACGTCACCGGTGTCAGCACCAGATAAGTCTGCTCCTGGAACGGGAGCGGCTCCTGCGGCGCCAGCATCTTGTCCGGGTACCACTGGGGCTTGACCTGTGACAACACCTTGTGCGGTTTCCAGTTGGGTTTTGGAACCCTGGAGACCCTGGATAAGACCTTGTAGTGAGGCTGTGACATCATTGTTAAACTGTTGTGCTTGATCCATGCCAACGTCATTGCGGATGGAATCTACCAAGGCTGGCAGATCTTTAAACTGCATGGCACTGACTTGCTCAATCATTTTTTGTACTTGATCAACCATGTCTTGCGCTGCCAATACTACCTGAGCTTGTTGAATCTCACTGGCTTCACGCAGTCTACGACCACGAGCTTTTTTAGATTCTGCGGCAGTGGCAGTCTTCAACATCTGCTGTAAACGTGATGCTGTAGCAGGATTGCTCATGGCTTTTTGCAAGCCACCCAACTGTGTACCAAGAGCGGCACGTTGACGAGGATCCAATGTTTTACCTTGTACCGCTGTGTCAATGGCCTTGCCTAATAGTCCAGATTGACTACCTTGGCCTGTGGCTGTGGCAACTTTTCTCACACCTGACGCGGCAGCGGCTTGTTGTGCAGGAGTCTGCTGTGCCATGGCCATGCCTGGTGCGGCGCCTGGGCTGGATTCTTTTACACGGGCTTCAAGAGCTCGTTCCATTACTATCAACTTGAGATAGCTGGGATTTTGCTCACTACGATGAAAATCCGAAGTGGCGCAATGCTCTTTGATCAAGCCACGCACTTTGCGAAGCATCATCTGTGCTTTTTGTGGGGACATGGCATCGATGGCCAGGCTCTTTCCAAATTGGCTCTCAAATACTTTGAGGCTTTGTTGTATTTTGGTTCTTGATTCCAATTCTTGCAGTTTCATCTTTGAATCCTTTTAGTTGCCAGTATTTAGCCAGATTTACACATTTATCCAACTGTTCTTGAGCGTATTTTAAACTAGCCAAACTCTGCGCTAGACGGTCTGCGACCACAAATCTCAGCGTGGAGTCTTGGCTGTGTGCCAGGGTATTACGGTAATACATGATTTCATCTGATCTACGTTCTACTTCTAGATCATATGTGATCAATTCTTTTGCCAGGGTATCTTTTCCATATTTGTCAGCCACACACCAGGAAATAGCTACCTTGCTGGAACAGGGTTCCACTGCCAATGTGGCGCTTCTGTAGACTTGAAAAGATTGGGCATTTCTAATAATGGTATATCGCCCAAACGCACGAATAGTGCTGTCCATGCGAATTATAGCATTGGGGTTGTTTAGTAAATGATCTTTGGTGAGACGCTCCAGCATGAGCTGGGCTTGTCGTTCACTTATTTTAGGACGTACTGTGCGAGTAGCCAGCCCACTAGGCTCACTAGGCTTACTATAATCCCCACTCCCCAGTTGATCAGACGATCGGTGTTTCGTTGACTCATGGTCTGCACCATGTCGTGGACTTCTCGGACCACTGCGTTTAGATTGATCACGGTGTGTTCCACGGTTTCCAGCTTTTCTTCCAGGTACTTGTACCTCTGGGCGCACAGTTCCACGTGAGTTTCTAGACTTTTCTTTTCGATGTCCGTTGTTTCCATTGGTCTCTTTCTTGGGTGACTCTTTATTTAGTTTCTTGGGCATGATAAGTGATGTTGATGTTGTGGCCTTGTGCAACTAACCAAGGCTCCATTTTGGCTGTTTCCGTAAGCCCCACAAGCATGGGAGTACGGTCGCTGTCGTCTTTTAATATCCAAAACTCATCGTTGTCCACGGTCCATTGTGCCTGCGGTTCTATTTCAAATGTAAACCGCCAGACCTTGGCGTTGTTTCCAGCCCAGGCAAAATCTCTAGGAATATCTGTGACCAATTCAGGATCAGTGATTTCAAATATCTGTGTGCGCATGCCTACCAACTGTAGTATGGTATCTAGATTACGTTGTTGATTGCGAGCTTGTGTGAGTTCATGAGAAGCATTTATCTGCGTACCATTCTTGCTGACGTAAGGATATTGTATGTTACGTTGAGTTCCATTTATGGCTGTAGCAGTGATATCAAACAAGCACAAGCATTCAACTTTCCGCATTGTGTTTGAGTTCATAGTATACCCTGACCTGATCTAACATTTCTTTGAGCGCAGGGTCTGTCTTGCTGGCACGACGTATGTTACCCCAGAGTTTGTCTTCTCTAATCATTTCTATAGTGCTTTGTTTTTCTGGGCTGACCGATACTAGTTCTCTGTCTTGCTTGCCCACGTGCCGTCGATATACAGTGTGTCCACCGTCCGGGCTTTCAAAAACATATTCTTGGCTCATGCAGGTATTTAAGCCGTAAAAAAACCCTAGCTAATAAACTAGGGTTTTTACTTTCACTGACTAAAGTATTAGTTTGTGAATGTTGCTGTGGCTGCTGTGGTAACAGCGTAACCAAGAGCGGCTGTCAAAGCTACGTCTAGTTCACCAGCGTTTGTGTAGTCAATGCCACCAGTTGGGAATGTTGCCAATGCCAATGTTGCTGTATTGCTTGAATTTGTTGTAAACTCATACATTGCAATAGTAGCTTGTTGTTGGATTGTCTGGATAGCGATTGCCAAAGAAGCGCCGCTGACAGTTGCGTTACCTGTGAATGTAACTGTACCAAAGTCTAACTTAGGACCAGCCGCGTTAACTGTAACACCGCTAACTACTGTGTTGATACCCGAGTTCCAACCTGCACCAGGTGATGATGCGCTGGTGTTTGAGTCCATTACGACTACTGGTTGAAAGTCACCGGATGTGCGTGTAAATTGTGCCATTTTAAATCTCCTTAATATATGACCGCATTGGGTCTACTTTTATTTATACCAAACTGGAGAAATCGGGTGGTATCAGGCCAGATCAGGGTTGTTGCGGGCAAAGTTTGCCGCACTAAATCGCATGCGATCCACAAACTTCATGCCCTGTCCCACATAGCCTTCGTGTCCTGGTTCGTTGTTGATACTGGCTTGCACATCATGTGTCTGACCATCAAGCTGGCGAACCAAATCGTTTTTCAGCTTACTGATGTCAAGAAATGCTTGAAACACAGCGGCCACGGCTGCTTTGTTTTCTGTAGCCCACTCAAATATTCTTGGTGCTTTGGCAGGTTCTTTGGCCTGTATCCAAGGACCAAACCCGGCTAACAAGTTTGTAAAGTTACCTTCACGCACACGACTGTTGATATAGGTTTTCATCAACTGTGGCAGATTGGTGATTTTTCTAGCTCTGAGCTCTTGTGGGTTGAACAGTTGATCAATGGCCGCGCCTTGTGCAGTGGCTATCTTTTTCAGGCTGTTCACTGTGGCAGCATCAAGTTTGATGTTTCTAGGTTCTTTGAGGCTAGGATCCAGTATCAATAAACCAGGTACTGGTTTCAGCGCGGCAGCTCGTATAGGCTGTGCTTGTGTGCCAGGTGCTTCCAGTGCAGTGTGTATGACCACTGCGGCTTCGCTCTGACCAACTTTCTTACCTAGATCAGAATCCACTGGCACCGAATATGTCACTGTGTTGGGTTGGAACACATAAGAACCGTTGACCACCTGTGGTGTTGTGCTGTACAACAAATCACCCTGGATATAGCCGCGGAAGTCTGGCGGCACAGCAGATCTCAATAGAGGGAATAACTTCTGATACAAAGCTACCAGTTCCCCGCGTTCCCCGCCTCGCTGAGCCATGATACGAGCAATCATGTCCGGTGATGTGGCCAGGCCATCGTAGCCTTTGGCCAAGAATCCTGCTTTGTCAGTGAGTACAAAATCGCCATTGGGTTTTCTACCAAAAATGATGGCAGGTTTGCCGTCCCATTTTACAGTAGCAGTGTTGGGCTCACGGGCTGTGTTGACAATGCCAGTGATAGCTTGTTGTATACCTTGACTGCCCAGATCAAACACCATGTCCTCAGGATGCTCTATTCTCACTCCTTCTGTGATCATGACCATGCCTTGATTGACAATGCGATCTCTCAGTCGTGCCAAAAAGTGTACGTCATTTTCTGCCACAGGAGCGTCTGGATCACGCAAGCCTTCACGTGCTAGATATTCTCGAAAATCTGCCAGTTTGGCATCACGATTGGGATCTCGGGCCAGGGCCGCATAGATGTTTTCAACATTTTTTAAATCTTTTCTTGTGGCTTTTTTACCCAACAAAGTCTGAGCTACATAATCAGGATCTAGACCACCGTTGACCAGTTGATTAGTAGTTCGACTAAACATACCGTTGGCACCCACTTTGAGTCCCAGCGATTTGGCCAATGAACTCATCAGCACATTACGGACCATGCCTTTGTAGGCTGAGTCAGTGCCACCTGCGTAGAAGAATGTGCCCCAATCAAGATTAGGGAAAAACATGAAATCTGTTTGCACAAATCCTCGTTTGGGATCACCGGTGATGGGAGTACGCAAATGCACCTCTCCACCTTTCTTGACCCACAATGCTGGATCTTCGCCATGACTCTGTGCCCACTGTGTGAGCTTGGCAGCCAGTTGTTCTTTGCTTATTTCATTGAGATCCACTGCTAGGTCTAAATCTCCAGAAGTGGTGGCTTTACCGGTACTGCCTAGCCAGCGTCGAGGTTTGTTGGTTTCGGGATCTATGTCGGATGTAAAATCTAAGCCAGTGAGTTGTTCTAGCCACATCACCGTGGCTGGCACATCGCTTTGATTGATTCGTTGGGTGAGTGGTTTTCCGTCTTTGTCTTTGAAGACATTGCCACCTTCAAACAGTAGCCGCACCGCCGCCTCCAATGGTTGTAGTTCCACCTGAAGCAGTTGAAGCCATGTCCATGGCCTGCTGTACAAGATCTGAATGCAAGGCAGTGTAAGTTGGAACTTCTGCACCACGAGGGTCAACAAAACGTCCCTTGGAACTGTCCCAGGTATAACGTACTTTGCTGGTCTTTCTGCCCACTGTGGTAGTGGTGTCTATCACTGTGCCATTGGGTATTACAAACACAGGATTGGCCTGTGCTTTGAGATAGCCAGGAATAAAATGTTGAGAT